TTATAGTATTTCCGTTTCATCTCATCAAGTGCAGCAGCATCTTCTAAAAAGTTTAACTTTCTACAATGTGCCGAACTACCTTCTAGTTCTCCAATTAATAATAGAAGATCAACAGGTTTCAAAGTTTGCCACTAACAACAGCATCTCCAATAACTCTGGTATACTGTTCAAGTGTTCCTTCCTGTTCACACATAAGATGCCAACGGGACATCTCAAACACACCATCATAAGTTGCTCCAGTTAAGAAGTTTTCTTTAGTATCTTTTCGGATACTTGTATACAAACCAAATCTTGTTTTATAAACATAGAATGCATCATCAACCCACTCTATATTATCGGTTTCAAGATTTGGTCTATTACTATTTTGGTCGCTCATTAACTCTCCTCGTTTTCAGCAATGGGGGTTTCTTTATCTTTATCTTTGTCGTTAAATCCGAATGGACCTGCTCCCTTTTCTTCTAGTGCTAACTTTAATGCAACACCGCCGATTGCTTCCATACATTTAAGAACATCTTCTGTCTTAGCACTTTCACCAAGTTCTTTTGAGATATACCAATACTTAGGCCAAAATGTTTCGCCTGCTCTTTGATAATCATCAAGTGTTAGTAGTTTCATTCTTTAGTTCCTCCTCAATTTGGTTATCTAATGTTTGAATAGTTTCACGAATATTAGTAATCCTTTCTGGAACACAGGCAGGATCATAAGTATAACGCTCTTGCTCTTTGTATAATACGTGACGAATTGCAGCAGCGTTCTTCACTTCAAGTTCAAGTTTAATCACAACTCACCTCTCAAGTCTCTAAGTTCTTTTTCTAGTTGAAGAGTCACACCCTCAGGAGTATATGCTCCAGTTCGTTCTTTTCTACGATCCATTTCTACTTTTACCTTTTCAGTAATAGAAGCGTGGCGACGAATCTCTCCACCCATAGACATTTGATTTTTAGTTTGGTCCATACAAAAAGCAAGTTGCATTAGCTCCATGTCGTCAAAACTAATCACAGGTCTCCCTCCACACGGTTTTCAGACTTATGAACATCAAACTCACCGCCAGGATAACGTGCTTTGAGTTTCTCAACGTTCATCTCAATCACTTCATCAAAGGTAGTATCAAGTGCCATACATGCCTGTGCCAGATACCAACAGATATCTCCCAGTTCACGTTTCATGTGAAAGACATTCTCTTCGTTATAAGGTTTCCCTTGGAAGATAATCTTCTTTACAACCTCAGTGAACTCACCTGCTTCCGCAGATAGTCCAAGGGCAGCAGTTAGAAGTTGAGTTACATTAGTGCCACTAACTTCTAGTTCTGTTAGACGTGTTGCAAGAATAGGATAGTCAAGGCTAGGAGGACTGGTTACCCCATGCACAAAATCAAGGTATTTTTCAGTATCAACTTTAGTCATGAAAATCGGGGATAAATGGTTCTTGACAATTTTGAGGGAATTCTTTAATTATTACTTCATGCCAACTACCACCAACACCACCGTCCATATTAACAACGATATCTTTGGTTGGAAGTTGCTTGCCAGAAGAAATATCAATAATATTACCAGGTAATGGAATGAACGAATAGTAGTGTCCTTCCCATCTACGGTTTCTCATACCGAGGAGAATGACTGCATCTTTTTCAGAACCACAGTCGGCAATCTTTTGACCTCTGGGATTAAATACCGAATAGTAACCGTTCAAAACTTAAATCCCTCAAATGATTTTTTCGGTTTGCTTTCATCATTATTATACTCTGCTTCCTGTCCACTGTCAAGAATGTCCTCTTGTGCTGACTGCTCACAATCATACAGACGCATCTTAGCACGGTCAATACCAACCACAAACCTCTTGAAGATTGTTGGGTCATTGTATCGGTTCTTTAATTGCTTCACCATAATTTGTCCAAGCCCTTCGAGGTCATCTGTAGAAATAAGGGCAAACATAAGATCAGCAGTAGCAGGGAGACCAAAGGACTCAGAAGTGTCAGTAAGCTCAACGTCAGAGCTACCAAAACCAGAACGAGTGGTCTGCGTGGCAGAAACGATAGGGACGTTTGCTTCAACAGCCAACCCTCGCAACTCTTCTGCAATTGCTTTAATATAAGAATATGAATTGACAGTGCTGTTTCCGCGATACCTAGAGGAAGCACATATATTAAGGTAATCAATAAAAATAATATCAGGTCTAAATGACTTCTTAAGTGCAAGTTCGTTAAGAAGTGATTTAAAGTGTCCACTGTGTGCTGATGCTGTAGGATATTCTTTGATTATAAGAGTGCCTTGCGTTTTTTGTGCAAGTTTTGTCACCTTATCCTCAAACATTACTTTTGGAAGGTCACCAATTTCTTGAATCGGGACATTGAGGAGGTTGGCATCAATTCGCTCTGCAATTTTTTCTTCTGCCATCTCCATTGTAATATAGAGAACGTTCCTCCCTTGGAGCAACACGGAGCTAGCAACATGGCACATGAATAAAGATTTCCCGACACCTGTACCAGCAAGCGCGATGTTAAGAGTCTTGTTAGGTAAGCCACCTTTTGTAATTTTGTTGAAGTATTCGAGGTCGAATTCAACTTTGTCCTCCTTTCTGTGATAGGTTTCATAACGTTGTTCATAGTCTCCAAGATAATCATGACCAATATGAGTATCAAAACTCACTGCTAAAGCATCAGATAAGATGGCAGGAATGGCATCTCTACCTTTCTTCTCATCATTATTATTACCGTCTGCTAAAGCAATGGATTCCATTAGCGCCAAGTATATGGCACGATCTCTGCACCACTTCTCTGTAGTATCAACCAACCATTCAAACTCAGAAATCTCTTCTTCAAGAGAAGTAATCAAACCAACTACTTCTTTGAAAGAGGAGTCATTAATGTCACTACGATTCTCTACTTCGATACAGAGAATCTCTTTGGTTGAGACTTTATTATACTTTTCAACAAAGTTTTGAATCTCCTCAAAGACAATCTTTTGGTGGTTATCCTCAAAGTATTCTGATTTAATAAATGGTAGTACTTTTCGGAGATATTTTTCATTGTGTAGAAGGTTTCTAAGGATTAGAAACTCAACTTTCTCCATAACTAAACTCCTTCTGTGCGATTTGGTCTAACTGTTCCATCACTTCTTCAGTGAAGTATACTTCTGGTTCCTTAAGTATTGCCTTCGCATATACTTTCTTACCATTCATTTCATATCGACCAGCAACGTTCTTCCAAAGTCCTCCAATCTCACCCAATTCAAGAAGACCATAATAACGATCAAGACCACGCTTATCATAATAAAGACGCACTGTAACATCCTTATTCTCCTTACTTAAACGCGACTTGTGAGTCTTTGCCTTGATAAGATTTCCAATGACCTCTGTTCCATCCTTCTCTTTCTTTTTGCTAAGATAGATGATTGTAGAGGCAGCATACTTGAGACCAGAACCTCCACCCATTTCTTTCATAGGGACATAAGAACCGATGACATCATAAGTGTGATTAGTGACAATCATAGGAATGTTTGCTTGACCCAGTTTCAGAGTCAGCATACGGAAAGCACCCTTGATGAGTTGAGATTTTGTCATATCCCTGACTTGTTTTTCGTCAAGGGCATCTCTAATCTCTTTCTCAGTCGAGAGCATACCTAAAGAGTCTAGCACAAATATACAAGGTTTGCGATCCTCCTCAGAGGTTTTGAGATACATATCCACTGCCTTGAGTGCCTTGCTTCTGAACTCCTCAACAGTGACCACATTGACGACTACTGTGCGGTCAAGGTTTACCCCACGACCTGCGAGTAGAGACTTATTAACAGCGGCCTCAGTGTCAAAATATAAGCAATACCCATCAGGATTAGAATCAAGGAAATTTTTGACGACTGCCAAGCTAAAGAAAGTTTTTCCAGTGCTAGACTCCCCAGCAATGGCAGTAATCTTATTCCCAGATACACCACCAAATATGCTACCTGAACAAAGTCCGTTAAAGATGTACGAACCCGTATCAACATATCTTTCGGTTTCATCAATATCTGCGGCAAGTTGTGTATATTCGTCTCCAATTTCTTTTACAATTTCTTTCAGGAAGTCCATAGTCTAGAGCATATCTCCGTTAGTATACTCTAGTTATGAACGAAAGTCAATCTTCTGGTGATTATACTATAATTTATTAGTGCTATCTCACTAACCAATACGTTAATCCATTAGCACCATCTCTGAGTTTAACCCAACGATCTCCAGTTGGTTGATTTGGTCTCAACCACAATTTACCCATTAGTCCAACAGGATCCCACTCAGGACGTTCGGACCTAGGAACATATACATTAGATGAATTATAATCTGGGTTAGGTGTTCTTTCTTGTGATGTTATTCTTAAATTTTGGTCTACTACCCATTGCTTAATTTCACCACTAGCAAGTTTTTCATCAATTTCCGAAACCTTACAAAAAGAGTCACAATGTTCCATCCTAAATTTATCATTGATATCTGGTTGGGGTTCAAATTGTCCATGATTCCAAACAAGCAATTCAACATCTTGCATTATTTCTCTTCCAAAATCATCTTTCAAATAACGTCCTTGCCATTTTAGATCCGCAGAATCACCCAGTACTGCAGGTGCTGCGGAAATAATTCCCATAATTAATGACGTATCATCAGAATCTAATACCTTTCTAATTTTACCATCTTGTAAAACGACACTATATCCAACTCTATCTTCATTATCTGGGTTTCCATCATGCCACTCAAATGATTCGGCATAGTCAGCACCAGATGTAACAGAAGCACCATAGTCAGAATAAATTCTTCCATCAGTAGATCTTACTTTAAATTGAACATCAGTTGTTTCTGCTGATGTTCCAGTCTCTGAATAAAAACTGTAGTGTGTGGTTGCTGGAGTTGCATGTGCGAGCATACGAGTTTCTCCATAAGCAGAACGATCATAAGCATAAACCCCATTAGCGGAAGTAGAATACACACTATTAGGAGTTGTTTCATCAGACTCTACTCTGCCACAATAAAATGAACGCATTCCCTGAAGTCTACCACTTCCTTTTACTCCAAACTTTTGATGTTGATCATCATCTAATACGGCAGTTGTGCTGGTATATGCATAATAAAATATATTTCTATCATCAGTATCAGTTTGATAGCAACGAACTCGTAAGGATGCTGAGTAGTTAGTATTATCACCATCTACACCATTTGTTATAAAAATAGCTGGTCCACTAGTACCAAAATATGGGTATTGATTTGCTGGACTATCAGCAAATGATCTAGTTCTTCCAATATAAAGGTTACTTGTCATATATTGTCTACCATTACCATCAATGCACCAGTCTGGATGATCATCATTAGCAGCAGATCCGGCACCAGATGCATTATTTTCAAAAAACGCCATCCGCCAGCGTTCGGATACATGGTCATCAGATGGCCATAGTGATATTCTACTACTTTTATTGTAACTCCAAATATTAACTATATTATCTTCCGCACCCTGTCCACAAATATCAAAAAGTCCATATGGTGTGGTTGAATTGATACCGACTGAACCAGCAGAAGTTAT